TCTGTAAATCTAACTAAAGAAGATATTACAGTGGATGATCCCTCTGCGATCAAAAAATATCCTGCCTTCATTGTGAACAAGTGCATGTCAGCACACATTGATTGCATCATGTTTGCTAATGAAATGAACTTGAACCACCACATATCAAAGGATCTACAATATCACTTTTATCTAAATAGTCTCAGGAGAAAGAAAAGATACTCTCCTTGGCTCCGCAAAGATAAGATCAAAGATCTTGACGTTGTGAAACAATACTATGGTTATAGTAATGCAAAAGCAATCCAAGCATTGAAAATCTTAACTAAAGAGCAGTTGAACTACATTAAAAAACGCATTGACGTTGGAGGTACAGCATGAGTGGGTTTACAGAACCTGAGATTGCTTGGTCACAGGACCAGATGATTGAAGTAACATTGAATGAACCAGATGATTTCTTGAAAGTGAGAGAGACGCTGACTCGTATCGGTGTGGCTTCAAGAAAAGAAAAAAAGATTTACCAATCGTGCCATATACTGCACAAACAGGGAAGATATTATATCGTACACTTCAAAGAACTATTTGCATTGGATGGAAAGTCCGCTAATCTTTCTATCAATGATGTTCAACGTCGTAATAGAATCATCACTCTCCTATCAGATTGGGGTTTGATTACTATTATCAACTCAGAACAGATTACTGATGTTGCTCCTCTGAATCAAATCAAAGTACTTTCATATAAAGACAAAGGTGATTGGACTCTTGAAACTAAGTACAACATAGGTAAGAAAAAGAAAGTGGTACAAACGTCTCCGAGTGCTTTTGTCAAAGCAGATTGACGGTAATCATCAAGAATCATGGGGGTTTATACGACCCCCTTTTTTTATGTTTTGTGGTTAAATAGTAGTGTCGCCGTAAGGGACACAATTCACACTCGCTTATTTAAGGAGAACTATTATGAACTTAGCAAGATACCATGCTGCCAATCTTCCAGACTTAATGGATAAGATCTCGAAGAACTCAATTGGTATGGATGATTACTTAAACTCATTCTTTAATTTTGATACAACACCAAACTATCCTCCATACAATCTCATTCAGTTAAACAACGTTGAGTCTCGCCTGGAGATAGCACTGGCAGGGTTTAGTAAAAAAGAAATCAAAGTCTACACCGAATATGGAAGACTTATTGTAGAGGGAACCAAAGAGGATACAAAAGATGCTGAGTATGTTCATAGAGGACTGGCTCAGAGAAACTTCAACAGAACTTGGACACTATCAGAAGATACTGAAGTAAGAGAGGTTCAATTTAAAGACGGACTTCTTACCGTAAAGTTAGGTAAGATAGTTCCAGAGCATCATGCAAGGAAGGATTATCTATAGAAAATGTTAAGATGTAGTATTTAATACCTATTTGTCAGGATCTCCGTACATAAATATGTTACAGGAGGTTAAGAGAAATGTTTAACATTAAATTTACATTGGAACATCCATTAGTTCCAGAGTTCGATCCAGAAATCCACGATCCAGATGAGGTGTTTGCACTTCTCTGCTACCGAGGAATTCATTACGCCAAGTGGTGTAACATTAAGATACTTTTTCAATAATACACAGGGGGTTGACAAACCTCCTTTTTTATGTCATACTATATTTGTTGGACGCAACATGGGAGTGACTGAATAAACTTACTGGCAACTGCTGGTTAAGGTGATGAGACACAGGTGGTGCTGCTTCGAGAGAAGAACCGACTCAACCAGTCGGGTCTCAGGCAATAACGTTTTTACTACTGTAGTAATGCCCGTTATTTGTTGGTACACAGGAATCCAACCTCCCTCTTTATTTTTGATAGATACATGATAAACACAACAAATAATATGAAAATCTTTTTAGACACTGCTGATACTGAATTAATTAGAAAGTATTACGGTACAGGATTAATTGATGGAGTCACCACCAATCCAACTTTAATTATGAAAAGTGGTAGAGATCCAGAAGAAGTATATCAAGAGATTGAAGATATTGGATTGAGAGATATAAGTATGGAAGTGATGGGTGATTCAAATGAAATGATTGAAGAAGGCATTCGACTTGCTACAAAGTTTCCAAACTCTGCAACGATTAAAGTTCCTTGTACACCTGATGGATTACTAGCATGTGCTGAGTTATCCATGAAAAATTTGATTCGTGTAAATGTTACTTTAATATTTGATGTCGCACAAGCAATACTAGCTGCAAAGGCAGGAGCAACATATGTTTCTCCTTTCGTTGGTAGATTAGATGATAATTCAATTGCAGGATTAGAACTTATTAAAGATATTGATACGGTCTATAGAGTGCAAGCAATTCATAGAACAAGAATACTATCAGCATCAATCAGATATGTGAATAGTGTATCTCAATCCTTTGCAAATGGAGCTGATATTGTTACCATGCCTCCTGTAGTATTTGATAAAATGTATAACCATGTTCTTACCGATAAAGGGTTAGAGATATTCGAGAATGATTGGAAATCAACACAAACTGTATAGCTTGACACATTTTTGATCCCGTGCTATTCTAAATACCATTACATAAACGAAGGACTCGAAAGATCGTAACCCTGCGTAGAATGTAAAAATCTTGTCGAAAGATTTTCCATCCGCAGGTTTTTTATTGCTTGCGAGATACTATAAAAAAAAATGATTAAATCAACAATCGCTGCAGTAGCAGCAACCCCTTTCCTATTCACAGGTGCAGCCTTTGCTGGTCCATACGTCAATTTGGAAGCAACTGGTTCTTATCCTGATGGTGCATATTCATCTGGTGGAATCGAAGCAGTAATCGGATATGAAGGAGAAACAGAATCAGGAATCGGATACTACATTTCTGGTGGTCCAACAGTTACTCACACAGAAGCAGCTGACGAGTTCGGTGATGTAGAATTCATCGGTTATGTCGGTGGTTCATATGATAAGTTCTACGGTGAACTATCTGCAGTAACCAACGAAGACCTAGTTGATTGGGGTGCAAAAGCAGGTGTTAAGTTTACATTCTAGGCTTTAGTAACAACTTTATACGAGACTCCTTCGGGAGTCTTTTTTTATGTGTAGAAATAATAACAATAAGTTTAAGAGAAGGTAAACGGTATACAAAGATACAGTTAAGGACTAATATATAAAAAGGTTTATTCTCAAAAACTAATGAAAGCATTCGCAGTTGCCCTGCTCGGTCTATTTGTACTGACCCCTGTAGCAGAAGCAAGAACAAGATTGAGTGGTGCAGGTGCATCATTCCCATCTAAAATCTATAGTCGTTGGTTTTACGACTTAGCAAAGGAGAAAGGACCTAGAGTTAACTATCAAGCAGTTGGTTCTGGTTCTGGAAGAAAAGCATTCATAGATGAAACCGTAAACTTCGGTGCGTCTGATGACCCTATGAAACAAAAGGACATAGACAAAGTAACAAGAGGATTAGTTCAGATACCAATGACAGGTGGAACTATCGCATTTGGATACAATAATCCTGGTTGTGATCTAAAACTTACTCAACAGCAAGCAGTTGAAGTTGCGATGGGTATTATAGACAACTGGAAAGAACTTGGATGTGATGACCAGAAATTAACTTGGGCACATCGTTCAGATGGTTCTGGAACAACTAAGGCATTTACAAATAGTATGCAAGCATTTTCAGAAACTTGGACATTAGGTACAGGTAAGTCAGTTGCTTGGCCAGTTGGAGTTGGTGGTAAAGGTAATGCAGGAGTTGCGGGAGTAATTAAAAATACACCTGGCTCAATTGGATATGTAAATCAATCTTATATTGATGATGTTGTAAGACCTGCAGCATTGCAAAACAAGTTGGGTGATTTTGTATTACCATCTGTAGACGCAGGAGCAAAGGCACTTAATGGTATCACTCTTGATGAAAACCTTGCAGGAACAAATCCAAATCCAGAAGTAGAAGGAGCATATCCGATTGCGACTTTGACTTGGATACTTGCATATGAAACAGGTAACGGTAAGAATACAGATGCAATCAAGACAGCACTTAGCACTCTATTGAGTGATGAGTATCAAGATAAAGCACCTAAACTAGGATTCGTTCCTCTTAAGGGTGATATTCTTGAAAAGTCTCGTGCTGCTGTAGAGAGAATAGGTAAGTGATATATAGTTATGATATCGTAACATTTCGTAATGACTAGTAAAGCAAAGACACTATTAAAAGTTGGATTACCACTCGTTATAGTAATCCAACTTATCTCAATCACATTTTTATTGGGAAAGATGAGTAAAGATAAAGCATTCTCCTGTAAAGCAGTAGGTAATTATTTTGTGTGTAAACAAATAAAATTAAAATGATATATAAAGAAAGTGAATGAAGCACAGGTTAGAATGTTAAAGATGGAACCAATTAGAGTAAGATGTCGTGCATGTAATAAAGAAGTAAAAGCACGAGCAGGAAAATCAGTTTGTTGTGGATGCTCAAATATGACCACAATTAAGGGAGATGTTATATCTGCTGTAGATTTAAGTCAAGTCATTATGTTAAATACTTACTCTGCAAAAGAAGATAGTGGGTTATCAAATGAACAAATTGAATGGCAAAAAGCAAGAAGTAGAAGGAAGATAACTAAGATGGACTTTGAAATAAGGTAATATAAATAACTAAAAAGTAATATATAATGGCTCTAAATTTTCCAAACAGCCCATCTTTAAATGACTTCTTTGTTGCAGGAGGTCGTAGATGGCAATGGAATGGAACTGCATGGCAGAGAATACCTGATCCTGGTGCTCAAGGTGTTCAAGGAGCTACGGGAGCAACAGGTGCCCAAGGTGCATCAGGACCTACAG